CCCCTCATTTTTTGCTCTGTTGACTTTCGCCAAATGGTTTTATACTAGTCTTGTGAGTTGGAGATGGCCATCGATAGTAACTCCAAAAAATTGATGAAGGACGGAATTTTCCGAATGAAAATAGTATTTATTTGTTCACCCTATCGAGGGAATGTTGCAGAAAATGAAAAGAAGGCCATTGCCTATTCCAAGCAAGCTGCCAAAGCTGGCTATGTCCCCCTTGCACCGCATCTGCTTTTGACACAGTTCTTAAACGACAGGAATCCTGATGAACGAATCCAGGGCTTGACCATGGGGCAGGAGCTTTTGAAGCGATGTGATGAGATATTGGGTCTATGGTCCCAATATCTCTCAAGGTATGAAGTATGAGATTGAAACGGCGAAAGAGCTGGGGAAACCTTTCCGATTATTCCACGAGAATGGTCAGCCTATCAATCCACATACCATGGAAATTGATGACCGGGTAGAACCCTTGTTTGCCCTCCAATGTAGTGGCCACAAAGTTCGCTATGCAGGAGAAAAGAATCCAAGAGTTACTAATACGAAAGATTCTGTTTGGTCGAAGTTTCCAAGCATGTTCTTAGAATAAGAAAGGAAAAGCTATGGCTCAAATGAAAAAACTAGAAACTGTTGTCTCCAACTTACGAATGCTGGCAGATAGTTTGGAAGAACTGTATGGTGCGGTTGACCATACAGATGAAGCACCTGTGGAAAAAGCTGAAAAGGCAGCTTTACCAACAGTCACTATTGAAGATATCCGTAAAGTTCTGGCCGAAAAGTCCCGAGCTGGTAAAACAGAACAGGTGCGAGAACTCCTTCAAAAGTATGGAGCAAACAAGCTCTCTGCGGTAGAAGAAAAGCGCTATTCTTCCCTTCTTGAAGATGCGAAAGGACTCTGATATGGCAGAAAAACAACACGCTCTATTATCAGCATCCTCCAGCCACCGCTGGCTGACGGTGCCGCCTCTTGCTCGCTTAGAGGAGTTCTTTGAACACAAGACTAATCCTGCAGCAGAAGAGGGGACACTGGCCCATGCTCTAGCTGAGTATAAGCTGAAAAGTGCACTTCGGATAGAAGCAGAAGAACCGGAAGGTGAGTTGACGCTTGAGATGGAACAAGCCACGGAAGATTATGTTGCCTTCATCATAGATGAGTTTGAACAACTGAAACAAGGTACCAGTGATCCAATTGTTCTCATTGAGCAGAAAGTTAACTTTTCTCGCTATGTTCCAGAAGGATTTGGGACGGCTGACTGTGTCATTGTGGTAGACAGCACCCTGCATGTTGTGGACTTCAAGTATGGCAAAGGGGTGCTGGTCGAAGCCGAGAACAACCCGCAGATGAAGCTCTATGCCCTGGGAGCCTTGGAGTTCTACGATGCTCTCTATGATATTGAAGAAGTCAAGATGACCATTTTTCAGCCACGAAAAGGGAATATCTCAACGGCTATTTTACAACGAGAAGATTTGCTAGAGTGGGCTGAGACGGATCTGAAACCTAAGGCTGAACTGGCCTTTAAAGGAGAAGGAGAGGTCACCTATGGTCCTTGGTGTCAGTTCTCACCTTGTAATGCCGTTCTTCGGGCACGAATGGACTATCATAAAGAGCTTGAACAATTCCAGTTGGCTTCCCCTCATCTTTTGACGGATGGAGAGATTGAAGAAATTCTTCTTCATGTGGATGACCTAGTCAAATGGGCGACAGAGGTGAAAGACTATGCGACCAAGGTGGCCATTGATACTCATAAATCATGGGAAGGATTTAAACTGGTCGAAGGTCGCTCTATCCGTCAGTTCACTGATGAAGATGAAGTGGCCAAACTAGCAGAAGCAGAAGGCTTCACGGATATCTATAAACAAAGTCTGGTTTCTCTGACTGAACTGGAGAAACGGATGGGCAAGAAAGAATTTAACCGAGTGTTAGGGCATTTGGTCCGCAAACCTCAAGGCAAGCTGACCCTTGTTCCTGAAAGTGATAAACGAAAAGAATATATTCCAGCAGCAGCTGAATTTGGAGGAAGCTAATATGTCAAAAGAAACAAAAGTAATCGTCCCTGGACGTCTATCCTATGCGAATGTATGGGAGCCGCAATCTATCAATGGTTCAGAACCGAAATATTCTGTATCAGTAATTATTCCAAAGAGTGATAAGGCCACGATTCAGAAAATCCAACAAGCCGTAGAGCAGGCCAAACAAGAAGCTATTTCAAAATTTGGAGGGAAGATTCCAGCCAATCTGAAACTACCACTCCGAGACGGAGATATTGACCGGCCGGATGATGAAGCCTATGCCAATAGTTATTTTATTAACTGTAATTCCAAACAAAAGCCGCAGGTCGTAGACCAGCAGGTTCAGCCAATCCTAGATCAGACGGAAGTCTATTCAGGCTGTTATGGTCGGGTATCTGTGACATTTTATGGCTTTAACTCCAATGGCAATCGTGGGGTGGCAGCTGGCCTTGGAAACATTCAAAAATTGAAAGACGGAGAACCACTGGGTGGCCGAGTTCGAGCAGAAGATGAATTCGGTACCATTGATGATGACGACTTTCTAGCTTGAGGTGGGTCTCCACCTCTTTACCTATTGGAGGACGGATGAAAACTCTAAGCATTGATATTGAAACTTATTCAGATGTAGACTTAACAAAATGCGGAGTCTATCGCTATGTGGATAGCCTAGCCTTTGAGATTTTGCTCTTTGCCTATAAAGAGGATGAGAAAGAAACGCAGGTGGTAGACTTAGCTCAGGGAGAGCAGATTCCTGAAGAGATTCGTTTAGCTCTATTAGATGATGCCATTATAAAAACGGCCTTCAATGCCAACTTTGAGAGGGTCTGTCTTTCCAAGTTTCTAGGAGAGCATCTCTCAGCTAAGTCCTGGTTCTGTACGGCGGTACTTGCAGCAAGTTTAGGCCTACCATTATCCCTTGAAGGAGTGGGCCGAGTTCTCAACATAGAAGAACAAAAGATGAAAGAAGGAAGCAGGCTGATTCGCTATTTCTGTCTGCCCTGTAAAGGAACGAAAGCAAATGGTATGCGAGCGCGGAATTTCCCCCATCATGCGCCTGAGGACTGGGAATTATTTAAACGTTACTGCAAGCGAGATGTTGAGGTGGAACAAGCTATTCGAGAGCGTCTGAGAAACCATCCCTTGCTTTATAGTGAGCAGCTTCTCTATCAGTTGGATCAGGAAATCAATGACCGAGGCATAGAAGTAGACTTGCAGTTGGTTGAACAGGCCATTCTTTGTGACCTTTCTTATAAGGAGCGGGTCACAAAGCGTGCTTATGAATTGAGTGGATTAGAGAATCCGAATTCTGTCTCTCAACTAAAGGGCTGGTTAGAAGAGCAAGGAGTCTTCATGGACTCGTTGGGAAAGAAAGAGGTGACCAAGCAACTCAAAGAAGCAGATGGAGAAGTACTTGAAATGTTAAAACTGCGTCTCTTGATGTCCAAGACCTCCGTCAAGAAATACCAGGCTATCGAACGCTGTGTTTGCTCAGACGGCCGGGTACATGGACTTTTGCAATTTTATGGAGCGAATCGCACTGGCCGCTGGGCTGGACGATTGGTTCAGGTGCAGAATCTTCCTCAGAACAAACTCAAGGATTTGTCCCTTGCCAGAACCCTTGTGAAAGAAGGGAGGTTTGAAACCTTGGATACTCTCTATGAGAATGTCCCGAGTGTCCTTTCTGAACTTATTCGGACTGCCTTTGTCCCCAAAGCAGGTCATCAGTTTATCGTTGCTGACTTTGCTGCGATTGAAGCTCGGGTGTTGGCTTGGCTGTCTGGGGAATCTTGGCGGTTAGATGTTTTTGAACAGGGCGGGGATATCTATTGCGCATCTGCGTCTTCTATGTTTGGAGTACCGGTTGAGAAACACGGTGTTAATAGCCACCTTCGCCAAAAAGGTAAGATTGCAGAACTAGCTCTTGGTTATGGTGGGTCAGTCGGCGCTTTAACCGCTATGGGAGCACTGGATATGGGACTGGAAGAAGAGGAACTGCAGCCGCTCGTCAATCAGTGGCGGTCAGCCAATCCGCATATTGTGGCCTTTTGGTGGGAGATAGATAAGACCGCAAAGCAGGTCTATGAAACAAGAGAACCGAAGAAGATTAAGAATCTTGTCATCAGCTATCAATCTGGCATGCTCTTTATTACGCTACCTTCTGGACGAAAGCTAGCTTATGTTAAACCTCGCATGGGCATGAATGCATTTGGCAAACCTAGCTTGACCTATGAAGGGATTGGAGAGAGTAAGAAATGGACTCGGCTTGAGACCTATGGACCAAAGTTAGTGGAAAATATTGTTCAGGGTATCGCCCGAGATTTATTCGCCTATGGCATGGTGCAGCTCGAGCAAAAGGGATTAGCTATTGTTCTTCATGTGCATGATGAAGTGGTGGTAGAAGTGAGAGAAGAGAGTGTGGCAAAAGTCTGCCAGCTACTTGCCACAAAGCCAGACTGGGCCGAAGGTCTGCCTTTACAAGCCGACGGCTATGCCTGTGAATTTTATAAGAAAGATTAAGGAGGAAAGAATGGAACTTACCATTTCATTAGGAAACAAACGAACCGATAAGATTTGGACGCAAACCAGTTATAGCTTGGAACAGTTTGAAGCCCGCATTTCAACCACTATCCGAACGGCTGAGACCGTTGCAGAGTATAAGAAACTAGCGAAATCAAAACAAGATAATATTAAAGATGTCGGCGGCTTTGTTTTAGGAAAGCTTGACAAAGGAAGACGAAAGAAAGATGCGGTGTTGTCTCGCTCGGCTCTGACTTTAGATATGGACTTTGCGACACCTGGCATTATGGATGAAGTCGAACTCTTCTTTTCTTTCTTTGCCTATTTCTATTCAACGCATAAACATACCAAAGAGCATCCAAGGCTACGTTTGATTATCCCCTTATGTCGGGAAGTAACGGCTGAGGAATACCAGGCTGTTTCCAGAAAAGTGGCTGAAGATATCGGTATGGAGCTATTTGATGATACGACCTATGAACCGAGTCGACTCATGTATTGGCCTTCAACCTCGCAAGATGGAGAATTTGTCTTCAAAAAATTGGAGGGTGACTTCCTCAGTCCGGACACGGTTCTAGCGCGCTATCAGAACTGGAAAGATACGACTGAGTGGCCTGTATCCAGCCGGCAGAACAAGCTGCTGGAGCGGGCCATTGCCAAACAAGCAGACCCACTTGGAAAATCTGGCTTGATTGGTGCCTTCAACCGAACCTACACTATTACAGAAGCAATTGAAAAATTTCTAGGAGATGTTTACAAGCCTTCCAGCATTCCAGGTCGTTTTGATTATATTCATGCCACAACCAGTGCTGGGGTTGTTCTTTATGATGACAAATTTGCTTATAGCCACCATGCGACCGACCCTTATGGTCACAGGCTTTTATCGGCTTTTGACCTGGTTCGCCTGCATCTCTTTGGTGATCAGGATGATGAGGAAAAGAAAGACTCAGCTAAGCAACCGTCTTATAAGGCTATGCAGGATTATGTCCTAAAAGATGATGCGACCAGGGAGACACTGGCAAAAGAGCGCTTAGCAGATGCGACTTTGGAATTTGCTGATACGGAGAATTGGCAGGCGAGCTTAGAGCTGGATAAGACCGGCCGTGTTAAGGATACCTTATCCAACATTGCGACGATTCTGCACTTTGACCCCAATCTTCAAAACATTGTCTACAATGAATTCAAGAATGTTATTGATGTGATTGGTGAGCTGCCTTGGAGACGGTCACGTCCTGGCTGGAATGATTCGGACTTAGCTAATGCCAAGCTCTACTTTGAGCGTGTCTATGGTATTTGGTCACCTACCAAGTTCAAGGATGCTCTTTTAGCTGTGGTGACTTCTTACCGGCTCTACCATCCCATTAAGGAATACCTAGAACCTTTGGTTTGGGATGGGGTTGAGCGGATTGATTCACTTCTTATTCTTTACCTTGGAGCAAAAGACACAGCTTATACACGAGCTGTCATGAGAAAAACTATGGTGGCGGCGATAGCGAGAATTTACGAACCAGGAATTAAATTTGATTCTATTCTTGTACTAAATGGACCGCAGGGGATAGGAAAATCAACCTTCTTTCTCAAGCTAGGTAAAGAGTGGTTCTCGGATTCTCTGGCGATTTCAGACATGCGGGATAAAACTGCGGCAGAAAAGCTCCAGGGCTATTGGATTCTAGAAATTTCTGAGATGACAGGAATTCGAAAAACAGATGTGGAAACTGTTAAATCCTTTATATCACGACAGGATGATAAGTTCCGTCAAGCCTATGGGGTGAATGTGGAAAGTCACCCACGCGCTTGTATTATTGTGGGTTCAACCAATTCAGAAGGTGGCTTCTTGCGAGACGTGACTGGGAACCGTCGCTTTTGGCCGATTCGAGTGTCCGATGCCAGTCAGTTAAAGCCTTGGGAGCTAGTCGATGTAGACCAATTGTGGGCAGAAGCCAAGGTCTATTATGAAGCAGGGGAGGAATTGTTTCTAAAAGGAAAAGCAGAAAATGAAGCAAATAAAGAGCGACAGGAGGCCATGGAATCAGACGACCGAGAAGGCATTGTAGCTGAGTACCTGGATACCTTATTGCCAGATAACTGGGCCAAGATGGACTTATATGAGCGACGGACTTTCTTGGCTGGTAGTGACTTTGGCAGTCAGACTTTGAAGGGAACAGAACAGCGTGAGCGGGTCTGCATTATGGAAATTTGGTGTGAGTGCTTCGGTAAGGAACGACAGAATATCAAAAAGGCTGATTCCTATGAAATTGAAGGAATTCTAAATAAAATCGGTGGCTGGAATAAGTACACAGGAAATACGACTGGTAAGATGAAGTTTTCCCTGTATGGTACTCAACGTGCTTTTGTCCGGGTGCCGTAAGGCAACTTGGGAAGCTTTAGTTGGTTTCCGCAGGTTTTCGATTTTACCTTTCAGCAACCGAATGGGAAACTGCTCAAAGCTGTTGCCAATAGTAGTTTCTCTAGTACTAGTTTCCTTAGTTGCCTATCTTTTCTAAGAGAGTAGTGTTACTACTAGTAAAATAGGAGTAATGGACACCCATACGCGCGTAAGGAGTTTGAACCCTTTTGGCAACCCCTATCGGAAACCCTGGGAGGAGAAGAAATGCGAGAAAGAGAAATTGAAGAAAAACTGAGACTAGAAAGTCAGAAGCGGGGTGGTCTCGCCATGAAGTTTGTCTCGCCTGGCTTGGTAGGGATGCCTGATCGAATCGTGATTTTACCTCAAGGAAAGATTGGTTTTGTGGAGTTAAAAGCCCCAGGAGAAAAGCCCAGAAAGATTCAGGTCAGGCGCATGGAACAGTTAAGAAAGCTGGGGTTTCTGGTTTATGTGCTGGATGATAAAGGAAAGATTGGAGAAATACTAGATGACATACAAGGCACATCCTTATCAGGAGGTAGCGACTCGATTCATTGAGGAGCATGAGACAGCTTGTTTGATTCTTGATATGGGACTAGGCAAAACCGTGATTACCTTAACGGCATTGTGGAATTTGATATTGGATTCATTTGAGGTCAGAAAAGTCTTGGTCATTGCCCCGCTTCGAGTAGCCAGTCATACTTGGAAGAGTGAGCTGGATAAGTGGGAACATTTAAAGGGGCTGGATATTTCCATTGCCATTGGCAGTGAACCAGAGCGAAGAGCCGCCTTAACACGCTCAGCCTTTATTTATACCATCAACCGAGAAAATGTCGTCTGGTTGATTCAGAATCAACTCTTTGATTTTGATATGGTGGTGATTGATGAGCTATCTAGCTTCAAGTCTTATCAGGCTAAACGCGTCAAGGCTCTTAGGAAAGTTCGATTTAAAATCAAGCGCATGGTTGGGCTGACGGGAACTCCTGGAAACATCATGGACCTATTTTCTGAGATTGGCATTTTAGATGGCGGACAGCGCCTGGGACGCTTCATCACAGCTTTTCGCAATCAGTATTTTGACCCCGACAAACGAAATGGTCAGGTTATCTTTTCTTATAAGCCCAAGGCTGGGGCAGAAGAAGCCATCTACGATAAGATAGCGGACATGACCATTTCTATGAAGGCAGTCGATTATCTCAATATGCCAGAACGAGTGGACAATGAAGTTCTAGTTGAGATGTCGGAGACAGAATTTGCAGTTTATAAGGAGCTCAAAGCAGAGATGGTGGTTTCTCTCAAGGGGCAGGTACTTGATGCCGTGAACAGTGCCAGCCTTTCGAATAAATTACTGCAGATGGCTAATGGCATGGTTTATGATGAGAATCGAAAGGCGGTACTCTTGCATGATCAGAAGTTAGTGGCTCTTGAAGAAATGGTGGAGAGTATGAATGGCCGGCCTTTGTTAGTCGCTTATTGGTTCCAGCATGATTTGAAACGCATCAAGGAACGTTTTTCAGAAACTAGAGTGATTCAAAGCAATCAGGATATTGAGGACTGGAACAAGGGAAAGATAGTCCTTGGTTTGATTCACCCGGCAAGCAGTGGTCATGGACTGAATCTTCAAGCTGGCGGTCATACCATTTGTTGGTTCGGCTTAACTTGGTCTTTGGAGCTGTACCAGCAACTTAATGCCAGGCTCTGGCGTCAAGGGCAGAAAGAAACGGTGGTTGTTCACCACATCATTACAAAGAGCACGATGGACGAACAAGTCATGAAACGATTGAAAGAAAAGGACATCTCTCAGCAATCCCTGATTGATGCCGTCAAATATGAATTGAGAGAGGAGGAAGCGGATGGATAAAATAGAGAGCCTTTTCTATGATTACAAGAACATGGAAAAGGAGATGAAGCTCTTACGCAGCCAGTTGGACCAGTTTGTCGGCATCTCAGAAAATGAGATGCTGGACACCATGGTCTATGGTCGGTCTGATGAACCAAGGGTGCAGACCAGTAAGAATCCTTATCGCAGTGAGATCATTGCTTTATCCTACAAGGAAGAAACAGAGAAAGCCAATCGGGAGCTTTATCAATATTTGTCAAAGCGCTACTGTCGTTTAGTTCAGGAATTGCATTTTTTTGAAGTAGCTGTCAGTCAGCTTCCAGATGATTTGGCGGAATTTGTGACGGATTTAGTCATTGTGTCAGAAAGCTGGGACAACCTTATGGTCAAGTATCATATCAGCAGGAGTACCATTAGCAGGTGGAAGCAAAAGGCCATTAAGGAACTGCGTTTGATTTATACCATCAGAAACCAGCAGTTAGAAGATTTTTTACTTAGCTAGAGGAGAACCATATGTGCAAACGAGGAGATATTTATTACGTAGATTTTGGAAATCAGAAAAACAGTCATATTCAGCAAGGGATTCGACCGGCCATCATCGTCAGCAATAATAAAGCTAATGACCATTCTCATTTGGTTACGGTTGTTCCCCTAACCAAGCAGGTTCAAAAGAAAAAGCACCTGCCTACTCATGTGTATCTACCTAAGAAAGTTTTCAAAGGGCTTAAGTGGTCCAGCTTGGTTTTGGCAGAGCAGGTTCTTACAGTGGATAAATTTCAGTTAAAAAATAAGGTCATGACCATTCGAGAAGAAGCCTGGCTGGTGCGGATTGACCGGGCTTTACGGGTCCAGATAGGAGTTTAAAAAATTTTGAATAATCTTCGCTAATGACTTGATAAATAAAAAGTCGTACGGTAACATACACATACAAAAAAGAAAAGGGGTAAAAGCCCTGAAAAAATAGTGGACTTAATTAAGAAATACGGATTTTACCACGTTGGAAGTTGACGACTACGTTTGGTTGGACTAAGGAGGCAGAAACATGTGGCAAGAAGGAATATTTACAAGTCACAATCGAAAGGTGGTTTACCTAGCGAAGGTAAGCACTGAACCCTTCGAGGATGGAATAGACAACGGACGCATCTTTAAATTGGGAGTGGACGTAGACGGTGAGGAAGTCATTAGTTACGACAGGGGTTGGGAAATGTATCCGGAAGATGAAAGCCTAGAAGAAATTTTGGACCAGATTCTAGAACGTTTTCCAGCTTAAATATAGAGCGCAGAAATATTTGAAGTTTCTGCCTTAAAAATGTCTGAGATACAAGAAATGGTCATTTCAGGCATTTTTTTGTACATTTGAGAGGATAGCAACCCCTGATCAGTTGTTTTTAGTTATACTAGAAGTACCAACAGAAAGAGGTGCTACACTTGAAAATCTTAGAAGTTGAAATCCTATCTACTTTATTTGTTTCAGGAGTCTATATCTACCATATCAAGTTTCAATTCTTAACACTTTATAATCAACAAACCTACAGCATGCAGGTTATGCCAGTGACAAAGGAAGCCATCGACGACAACATCGAGGTCGCGGACATCGTGCCTCTGACGCGGGAGCTTTTCCGCTGGATTCAGTCTTTGACGTTTCAAAAACTCGTGAAACTCCCAAACGACGAGGCGGGGAAGGCATAACACTTTCCCCGTATCAGAGCATCCTGCGCTACTACGAGCGCCTGCAGTCCTCCTATGGCTGGACGATGCAGGAGGTCGACGCTCATGAGATCGCCTTTCTCTTAGATCAGCTTATTGCAATGGTTGAAATCAAGGAGGACAGGCAGAGAATTTTCATTGACGATGTGATGTAAATGGCAAGAGGACAGAAAATCGACGAGCTGTATATCAGTCTCGGTTTGGACATCGCACGCCTGCAGCTCGACTTCGATACGGCAGGCCGCACGGTGTCCGAGACGATTTCAAGGCTCAACAGCAGGAGCAGTCAGCTGAAACTCAAGATGGACGTCGACCTCGCCAAGCTCGACGGCGCGGGAACGGAGCTTGACAAGATCAAGGTCAAGTATGAAGCCATCAACCGCCAGCTGGACATCCAACGAAAGAAAGAAGAAATCCTCGCCAACGTGCTCAAGGATGTGCAGAAAGCGGACAAGGACGGCGCACGCACGCGCTATGCTGAGACGAACCTCTTGAAGCAGCAGCGGCAGGTCGCACAGTTGGAAGCAGAGCTTAGAAAGCTCAATGCCGAGATGAAGACGACGGGTAGCCGTGCAAAGGCGATGGGGCAGAAACTCTCGGCGGGCTTTTCAGCGGCCAAAGGAGGCGTTCACAGCCTGTCGGAAGGCGTGTCCATTTTGAACGCCAAGACGGCAGCTCTTATGGCAGTATTCACGTCGGGCGCGGGATTGTTCAACATCACGCACGACGCGATGCAGGCAGGTGAGGGCATCTACCGTCTGACGAAGCGCCTGCACACGACGACGACGGAAGCCGCACAGATGAGCCGCGTGTTCAGTTTGGCCGGGACGAACATCGACTCGCTCGTCATGCCGCTTCTCCAGTCGGATACTCCGGGCGTCACGGCGACGCGGGGGCGCTGTCCGACGACAACATCTTCAC